ACGGTGTGCATATCGACTTCGGTCTGTGCGGTTGCCATACTGTCAACCAACGCGAGACATGCACGATGACGTAGTGTCATCATAACAGGAAGGTTTGAATTTGCGGGTGTGACCCCCTTTGTCGTTATCTTCACTTTACGCACTGTAGTTCTCCTTGGTTAGTTAGGCTCAGGCCTAAGTTTGTGGGTTGTAATCATGAACGGTGCAAGCACCTAGGTTTAGTCCGTCCATGAGGGTTAGAATGTCATTGGGATCATAGGGTGCTTTTACCCACACAAGATACGTAATCTGTGTGTAGTAGTTTACACGCACGGTAAGCTCTTTCCACATCACTTCACCACTTTCTTACCAGTTGTTTGGTCGATGAAGTTTACGGGGGTTGCCATGAATGAGTACTCATCCCACAGCCCTTGCAGCAGATCGTGGGTGGCATCTTTGCCGTGTATCATGGTCAAGCCGCTGATCCACTCGTTGAAGTTGATGGCCTCTTCACCTGTCACTGCAACGATCTGGTTCCACCGCTTGTTGTGCAGCATGAAAGTTAGGCCTGACCCTAACTTATTGTCGATGTATGCAGTCTTGAGGGTGAAGAATTTTGATGACATGAGCTTACGCCATGCAGTCATCGGCTTGGCCTGTACCTTGGCTGCTAGGGACACAAGTATGTCGGCTTCCATTACCTGCGCGGTAAGGGGTAGGGTATCGTCTGACTTCTTTAGCTTGACCATTGCAGTAGTCCTTTCAGAGTTAGGCCCGAGCCTAACTTTCGGCTGGGGCGCGGGATAATTTTAAGCCTTTTTCTGGCTATGTAGTACTATACCATACTTTAGGCCAAATGTCAAGTCTTTTGATGTATGGAGAGAGAATTAAATTATACGTTTAGAAATGCCCTCTGAAGGTAAAAGTTAGGCTTGAGGCCTAAGTATTGGGTAGAATTGCAATGTTCTGTAATGTTCCATAATGTTCTTACGTGGGGGTCTGTAAGCCCTTGAAATCACTGCAATGTAGTAATGTTCCCGTTTTGGAGAAATTGGAGGGCAAGGTTTTGGAAGTGGTGTTGGTGAGGTGCTACTAGGCTGTAGAGGGGCGAAACTGGTGAGTTTGAAAAAGTATCTCTCCTATATTTCACTTTGGGAACATTACAATTTACTACTACTACTACATAACAATACTTCAACATCTGCGGAATATATCAATCCTCGCTAACGCGAAACTTCAAAATGCGAACGGCTTTGGCAATGCTAGGCACTTCTCTATAATGTTCCCCAGCACGGCTACATTTGGGAACATTAGGCACATATTCGGGAACATTAGGTGGAACATTGCATGATATCAATGACTTAGGCCAAAACCAAAAAAGAACATTACATGAAATCAAATACTTAGGCCTGAGCCTAACTTTCTTCGTGCAGATGCGCCACGCTGCCTTGGAAACTGGTTGTGTTAATATAATAACAGGAGAAACTTAGGCCTGAGCCTAACTTTGCGACGATCATCTGCGCCACGCTGCTTCGGAAACTGGTTTGTATCGCGCCAAAAAAAGGACAAAAAAAGGGGAGAGCATTTGCTCCCCCCAATGTATTAGTCTTTGATACCCAACTTGGCGACGTATGCCACTAAGCTCTTATGTTTGGCGACCCGAGCCGTTGCGGCTTTGGGTGTTTCGTTTTCCCAACGTATCACATTGCCTTTGTCATTATAACGCTAGTAGGCTTGTCTTTCTTGACAGGCGTTTCAACCGCTTCCCAAGCCGCAAGCCTATGTTTGCCGAATATAGAGTAGGCCTTCATATTGACTTCGCTAATAGTGCAGCGTTCTTTCTTACCACTGGCACGGTCAATGTATGTCACAAGCGTCTTTTTGTCGGCTTTGCCCCACTCTTTCTTTGGGCTTTGCATGACCGTAATCACTTTGGCAAGTGATGGTGCATGACCGCAAACATAGGCATAATACCTTTGCATAATTGGATTAAAGAACGCATTGTCACTATCGTTAGTGGAAGTAACCTTAGTACCATCGGGCGCTTGCCATGTTGCACCGTTCTTTACCATATCGCCCACTTGGCCCGTCCCCTCAATAAACATTGAGGTTATGAACTTGGCCTTCATGTTTTCAGCTTTGCCACCTGCAGCAAGAGCCGCGTCCAGTGCTTTAAGTGATACAGGTGAGATAGTTCTGTTAGATTTTGCCATTGTCATGGTTCCTTAAAAGTTAGGCCTGTAGGCCTAAGTTATTGTCATCCTCACAAGTGTGTTTCTTGCCGTTTGACAAGTATCTTTATAAGGTGTTTTGAACTAAGCGCAAGCGTTTGATGTATGACGCTAACGGCGCAACACGGCGCGACCACCCCCCCACATAGGGGTATCCCCACCTGACTAGCATTGGCACCGCGCGCCCTATATATACTAATTCAGACAAATTTTTTACGTTTATACACGTTTAGGTAGATACTCGCTCTAGTTGTACCCCCCTACCTAAAAAACCCCCCTACCCAAAAATATTATTATAGTGTAAAAAAATTTTATACGTGTTGGAGGACACCGCTATGGACCCAGACAAGATTATAGACTTCCCCGTGCTGTCTGAATTGGATCGGCAGTTTCTTGAACTAGAGAAACAGCAAGAGCTGATACGTGAGCAGGCAAAGCGCATAGAAGATGATGAGTGGGATAAAATTATAGAGGGCTTACTCAAGTGACTATCCATGTATCGCCAGACGTAGATGTACCACTGCCAGACGTAGCAGTTAAGATAGATGCACCTGTCCGTATATCAGGCGCAGCAGAGACAACTAAGATGCTTGCCGATCATGGATTAGAGATAGAGGTTACATCTGAGGATAAAGAAGTGGCGGCACAAGTAGCTCTTGGTTATGCGGAAGACCCCACAACTGCTGCTAGGAAGCTAACTACTAAGAAAGCGGCGATGATGACACCTGCGTCTTTGCTACTTACGGATCGCATACTTAAAGACTTCGGACACTCTATTGTTAAGAGCGCAACACAAGTACGACATATGGTGACTAACAAGCTGATTCAGGAAACTGAGAGTGACGATGCCCGTATTCGTATCCGTGCCTTAGAGTTGTTAGGTAAGATTAGTGACGTAGGTTTGTTCTCGGACAAAACTGAAGTTACCGTTACGCATCAGACTACAGATGATATAAGAGATCGCCTGCGTGATAAGTTAACCAAGCTCGTAGAACCAGAAGAAGAGATAGAGGACGCTATAATTATAGATGTAGATGCAGAGCTGGGCATAAAAAATGAAGGATAACGTCACAAATGACTTTTCCGAAGAAGAGGTTCAGCAGATGCTGGACAACTTGGACAGCTTCTCAGACGAAGAAATAGCCGAAATAGACAAGCTGGTAGAAGAGCTGGGGGTACGTAAGCGCAACAAAACCGCTTACGATGATCTGATAGAGTTCTGTAAACGGATGCAGGATGACTACATAGTAGGGCGTCACCACCGTGTCCTTGCTGACCTACTGATGGCTATTGAGGCGGGGGACGAGGACCGTATCTGTGTCAACATACCCCCACGTCACGGCAAGTCCCAGCTAGTATCTATATTTTTCCCTGCGTGGTTCTTAGGGCGTAATCCTAACAAGAAGGTTATGATGGTGTCACACACCACTGACCTAGCTGTGGATTTTGGACGTAAGGTACGTAACCTTATCTCCCTAGATGACTACAAAGCAATATTTCCTGCGGTTAAGCTAGCGGTGGATAGTAAGTCTGCGGGGCGTTGGAATACGAATTTTGGTGGTGAGTATTATGCGTGTGGTGTTGGTTCTGCTCTTGCTGGTCGGGGCGCTGACCTCCTGCTCATTGACGATCCCCACTCAGAACAAGATGTTATCAACGGCAACTTCTCCGTGTTTGAGAGAGCATACGAGTGGTATACCTTTGGTGCGCGTACTCGTCTTATGCCGGGTGGTAGAGTAGCTATCATACAGACGCGCTGGCACATGGATGACCTGACAGGTCGTGTGACTTCTGACATGGTGAAGAACGAGAAGTCAGATCAGTTTGAGATCATAGAGTTCCCCGCCATCTTAGACTCTGAAGATGATGACGGTAAGCCCATACAGAAACCGCTGTGGCCTGAGTTCTTTGACTTAGAGGCGCTGCTACGCACAAAGTCATCTATGCCCACGTTTCAGTGGAACGCACAGTATCAGCAGCAACCCACCGCAGAAGAAGCGTCTATCGTCAAACGTGAGTGGTGGCGCATATGGGCAGACGATGATCCGCCTGACTGTGAGTACATCATAATGTCGCTTGATGCTGCAGCCGAGAAACACAACCGCGCTGACTATACATC